CTTGATCATTGCTCCACCGTTTTGCTGGTTTTGTTTGGCAGTCCCAGCAGACTGCTTAGCCGCCTTGCGACTTCCGTTTGCGCGACGTGTTCCGTTCGGCATATGTTGTAATATAAGTCAGATGTTTATATTACCGGGAGCGGTAATATCAAAGGCTGCAACTCAATGGGGCTCACTTCACCTTTCTTAAGGTTCAAATATACTTGCTCGATCACTTCCTGCTCCCGCGGTGTTACTCCGAAAGTGTCCCAAAACTCATATCTGTTCTGAGTAGTAACGGTACGAGCACTGTCCATACCCTTACTCAAGTAGTACATCCCTGTTCCTTTTAGCAAGTCCCTGTCTTTCGCCTCTCTCCCTGGCAATGACTCAAAATACGCCGAATATATTGGCACGCTTCCGTAGGTAGCCAACCCGCCTCCCTTGACCTGTGAAATCCACTTATCTAGAACACTAAGCGGTTTCAAGCACACGCCGTCCTTGGCAAGCGCCTTCAGTCCTCTGACCATGATCCATCTGCCGTCTATGAAGCATGGTTGTGTTTGGCAGAACTCGATGTGGTTGAATTGACGTACTATCCCTTCAACTTTCAACGTGAAGCCCATGGAGAGAAACCATTGTTCCACGGTGGAGTACGACGTGCCGCTCTCCTGCTGGTGTCTGCTATATGCTTCGCCAGACAAAATTACTACACAGTCGTCTCCATTGTCCACAACGTTGAAATCGACACGCGGCTGAAAACCACATACAACCTTATAATAAGAATAAATCAGGCCGCACATGATAATCTTGTTGCCGAGTGATGTGTTCATGTCGCCACTCATTCTGCTCCCAATCTTTTGGTACTTGACCTTCACCGGTTGTCCATCAGAGTCGGTCGTGTAGACGCGACCCTCGTTTTTGATAGTTTGTTGTAAACACCAGTCAAGAGTTGAGTAGCAAGTATCGTTAGCGTAGATGTGACGATAGAACCCATGTTCCCACTTCAGAGCGGGTACGGAGATGTGTTGATCCATACGTGACAGATCCAGTGATATTGCTACCGGATCATTCAACTCGCTCCAAGCATCCCAGAGCATCGCAGCCATCTGCTCTGCATTCTGACCACAACACACAGTAGGCCTCCCAAACACCTCATCTATTCCTTTGTATATCACTTTTTCGGCTGGCCTAATGAAACAGCCGAAAATGAGGTTGAAGACAGTCCCACGTGGTTGGATGATGCGGGGTGCTGGATCGCCTTTGATGTCAACACGATCTTTGTCGGCTTTGACGAATGCAGCCACCATAGCTTCGTGCGGCGTTAGTCCCTCCGCCAAATAAGTTTTCATCGCATGTCGGTAGACGCCAACCTTGTGTTTCGGGGAAGTCTCCACAAATTCCTGGAGACACATCCGTTTCACATATGGAAGTTCACTACGCAACTTTTGATTGAATTCACTCATCTGGCCGTTGAACCAAGCTCGCGTTGTCGTTGGTGCTGCAACTAACGTCTTTACGTTGCCATTTGTTTGCTCTACGTAGAACACGCGCTCAATGAGAGCCCGCATCACGTTTATTAGTGTATTATTATGCACGACGAACTTCACATGGTTTGGAATCCGTCCGCTGAGGAGAATATATTTTCGTTTGATCTTTCTAACCTTACCCACGCCGTATGTAAGACGGATATCCGCCTCCTCCTGGAATCGAGATCCCACATGATTCACAAGAGTATCCTTTCCTTCCATTACGACGGGGCCCCATCAGACGGGGCGTCGGCCCGGTCCAAGGAGCAATTCTTGACCGCCGACGTCATACATTGTGTCGATGAAACACGCCTCAATGCACGCGTCGTTGATAATCGCCTGTCTTCCTAGGGGTAGTTTGAGCTCCTCCATAACTTTGGTAATACACCGTGATACGACGAGTCGATTCGCATCGCTATTATCCCGCAGCTGCTCACGCCCGATCTTACTCATCACGAGTCCACGGACTTTGAAAATGAGGTCGCGTTCTTGGAGGAGCCTAATCCTGACTCTCCTTCGCGCGTTCCTCTCCATCATCCGGGCGCTCCACCGATCGACCAGGGCTTGTGGAAATCCGAGCTTGCATAGAAATTCGAGCAGTTTGGTATCCCACTCGATCTTTGGCAATCCACTGACTCGCATGCCCAACACCTCCATCTCGCCGGAACGGTCCAACATCCTCCAAGGGAGTGTCAGTAGTCCGTACGTCATGTACAAAGGCTGGCCTACGAGTGCAGTGAAGACGGCATCGCGGCTGGCCAGGAGATAGCTCCTAGCCGTCCATGCTCTACGCTCACCGGCATCCACGACAGCAACAACTCCAGGTACGACATCAGGTGGGTTGTGGACCTGTTCGAGTTGTTGAAGGATATCGACTGGTATGTTTGCTGGCACATCGATGACCCCAAGGTCGGGTACGTTGATCTGTTGGACTGCCGGAAGAGGCGCCCAACCACCCTGCGCGAGGTCATAGTCAGCATTGTGTTCGGCCTGAATTCTCGTGAGCAAATTTGCCTGCTCAGGCGACAACACACCAATTCGCTGTGCTTCTACAAGACGAGTCTGCCTCCTGACAGGAAACTGCACCGTGTGCCAAAGAGTCCTGACATCGGCCATGACGTCGTTGTAGTTGCGAAAGACGAATCTGGGCAGCTCAATGTCTTCTAGAGCACTGATCACCCAAGTGAACCACCCCTCAGAATCTCTGACATGTGCAAGCATCAGTTCAGTGAAGTAGTTCGTCTGTCTCTCAAACGGCAGGAGTGGGTGTTGATTCCCATCCATGGACTCGACCATTTGACGATCGGTCTGGGCCACGTGACGCCATATGTCACTCATGCGCTGCCGAAGCGCACGGTCCACTCCGTATGCTAGTAGTTTCACAATCCCATAGCACCCTAGTATCCCCAGTGCATAGGGCGACAATCGTTTGGCAAGCTGTATTTGCCCACCGAGGATAGACCTCGGGACAAGAGCCAGGTCAGCGACGATCTTCTTGATGCCAGCGCCCACACCCTCCTCCTCCTTCAGCTCAACAGTTTTGAAGAAGAGGGGAACGGCACTAGAAAAATACTGCCAAGAAATGGTGAATGACCTTTCGATCCAAGACATGCCAGCGGCCTCAATAGGAGACACGATGACGTCCGCGAATCCGCGCCAGACATTGATGTCAAATTCCATGTCTGGCACTTGTGAATCGCTTCCAAGTCTGCACCACGTCGCGACGGGGCCTGGAATAGCACCCCGTACGAGCTCTCGAACGCGGTCTGCGATACTAGGCTCTCTGAGATTAACCACGATGAGGCCGTGGCGCCAGAGTTGTTGTGCCCAGTGCGCAACGTTGTCGGGAGAAATGGTATTGGTGGACGGTTGGGGGACCAATCCCGACCGCTCACCTCCACCCACCATCAGTATGTTATACAACATCCGATGATGACCGAGACGTCAAATGACG